CCAAGACGAAGAGCACTTTTAAAGTCAAATGCAAATTTTCTTCGTTAGCTCAGTCGGTTAGAGCATCTGACTGTTAATCAGAGGGTCCTTGGTTCAAGTCCAAGACGAAGAGCACAAAGGTTCGCAGATAGCGAGCCTTTTTTGTTATCATACATATCATAAAAGCCTTCATCACATTCTTTTGTAATTCCATTGTAATCTCCAGCCGCCATTTTCCTTATATTACTCTCAGATACAAGATTTCCACTCAAATGTTTTGGAACTATCTTACTATTATTTACATTTGTTGGGAAACAATTACTAATATGAAAACGCACATTATAGCACTTCTTCTACTTACAGGAGGAGTATTGAACTTATTTGGAGAAAACTTACATAACTTTTTCAACCGATATAATTTCAGCTTCATTACAGAAGATACTGGGTTACCCCATAACTTCATCAATGATATTTACAAAGACACTCAAGGATATATCTGGGTAGCTACTAATAATGGAATAGGACGGTATAATGGCTATCAATTCATTCATTATAATTCCCAATCCCACTCCATTCGCTTGAAAAACGACTACGTGCATAAAGTCTGTGAGGATAAGTTTCAACGACTCTGGATAGGGTCGGAAGAAGGAATAGACCTCATTGACTTGAAACATTATACACAGATAGACACGGACAAAGAACTGCCTGCCGAATTGAAATCTCTAGCAAGTAACTACATTGCATCCATCTATCGGGACAAGCAGGATAATTTGTGGATATCGACAGACAAGAATCTATGGTATCTGGAACTAGGCGTAGACGGGCAAATAAAAGATTACTATAAACTGAAAAAAGATACAGAATCCCCCATCCACGCTGTTATTGACCTGCAAGAATACATCTGTGCAGGCATAGATAATCATGTATGCCGTATTGAAAAAGGAAGCAACCACTTACTGAAAACCAGCATGGTATCGGAGCTGCTGAAACCCTTCTCAGAAGACTGGAGAATTCTCTGCATGGAAACTGACGGGGAATTGTTATGGATAGGAACCAATCGCGGACTCTTCAAGTATAACCATACTCGGCAGAGTTTGAACCGGTACCGTTACTCCAATCATCGCCCCGGAATGCTAAGTCAAGCCTATATAACCGGAGTTAAACTGACTAGCAAAGGAGATGTCATCGTTTCTACTCTGAACGGACTCAATGTATACAATCGGGATACCGATACTTTTACTTATATCCGCCAAAACAATGAAATGCCTGACAAGTCGTTGAACTGTAATTTCATCAACTGCCTGCTGACCGACAATGAGAATATCTGGGTAGGGACCGAGATAGGAGGAATCAATTTATTGACTCCCAATTGTCTGCAAACGTATGTGTGGCAATATAACTATCTTCGAGAAACCTCTCTTTCCCCCAATCCGGTCAATGCCATCAGCGAAGACAAAGACGGAAATCTATGGGTAGGAACAGTAGAGGGAGGACTCAACAAAAAGAGCAAAGGCAGCGATGAGTTCATTCATTATACTTTTGACCAGAACAATCCCACTTCCATCAGTAACAACTCTATCCGTGGCATTCTCATTGATTCCGAAAATCATTTATGGGCATATACTTGGGGAGTCGGAATCAATGAACTAAATCTGAACATCCCCCATAACCAAACTTTCCAACGCCATATCCGGGAAGACTCCATAGGACTGGAAGGAGATTTCCTGAGCAGCGCCTGTGAAGACACCATGAACAATGGTTTATGGTTTGGTACTACCAGAGGGCTTCATTTCTACCATAAAAAGACCAAGCGTTTCACCCGGGTCTTGTTTGACCGTTCCGACAATGAATTCGATGCGGTAGGATCCATCATTATCGACCGCAAGAAACGCCTTTGGATGGGAACATCTGAAGGAGTTTTCATTATGGATTTACACTCGTTCTCCATTTCCTCCACACAATTCAGCTATACCTATTTAAAACATAAACTGACGGAACCCACTTCATTGCAATTAGAAAAAATAAACTGTATCATAGAAGATCATAATGGTACCATCTGGCTGGGGGCAAATGGGAACGGACTATATCAACTAGCGGAAGAAAACGGAACACAGTTCACATTTCATAACTACACCCGCAAGGACGGGTTACCCAATAATACCATTATAGGTATTGTGGAAGATAAAACGGGACATCTGTGGATGTCCACCAACCACGGCATCGCCCAACTGGATACACAAACCATGACTTTCACCAATTATACAAAAGAAGACGGACTGCCCAATAATCAGTTTTATTGGAACGCATCTTATTATTCTCCCCAAAATAACCTGTTATATTTCGGTACTATAAACGGATTAGTCGCTTTCACCCCCGATATAGCCAAGACCAAAAAACAGGATGCCAAAGTCAAACTGACCTCAATCAGTGTCGCCGGTACCATGGTCTATCCTCCAGCAGACGGAAAAACTCCCTGCGCGGTAACAAATTTACATACCATCCGTCTGCACGAAAAAGATCATGGTTTTTCCATCGAGTTTTCCACCTTAAACTATGGAAACTGTAACCGAGTGAAATATGCCTACCGCTTGAAAAATTATGAGAATGAATGGACAGAAACCCTTCCTGGCGAACATACTGCTAGATACAATTTCATTCCCTCCGGAAAATATGTGTTCCAAGTCCGTGCCACAGACGAGAAAGGACATTGGTCCGATAAAATAACGGAAGTCAAAGTAACCATCACTCCTTATTTCTATAAATCCTGGTGGTTCTATTTATTGCTTGCCATTCTGATCACCGTAGGCAGCTATTATTTTTATCAATGGAAAATAAGTCTGTACCGTCAACAGAAAAAACAACTGGAAAAAGAAGTAGCCCAACGCACCCATGAGCTAGAGTTACAAAATAAACAACTAGAAATAATGGCACGACACGTCGAGGAGGTAACGGAAGAAAAAATTGCTTTCTTCACCAATATCACTCATGAATTCCGGACACCAGTCACTTTAATCAACGGTCCCATCCAACGCGCCCTTGACGAAAGCCATGAGCCGGAAGTAAAGAAACAGCTACAAATAGCTGAACGGAATTCCAATTATCTGCTATCACTAGTCAATGAATTAATGGACTTCAGAAAGTTAGATGCAGACAAAGTTGTATTAAATAAGACAAACGAAAACTTTATCCGCCTTATACAAAATATATTAATGCCTTTCGAAGTATTTGCCCATGAACGGAACATAAACATCATCACCTACTTCCGGCTCTGTACCCCGTTTTGGATATTTGATGTTGAATATATGCGCAAAGCCATTATTAATCTGATATCCAATGCTGTTAAATTCACTCCCGATTATGGAAAAATAAGTTTGTATGTGGCTTCCCTTACCGACAAAGACAACCATACCTGGCTGTTCATAGATATAAAAGATACAGGTAATGGTATCGTACCCGAAGATATAGAACGTATTTTCGAACGCTTCTACCAATCCAAAAAGAGCATCAAATATCCCGTTTATGGACAAAGCAGCACAGGAATCGGACTATTCTTATGTAAGAAAATCATTTCTCTGCACGGAGGCAACATCTATGCAGGAAACAATCCCAAGCAAGGAGCTTTCTTCAGAATACTATTACCTTTGGAAAAAGGTATCCCCCAAGCCAAATCAGAAAAAGAAAAATATGAGCAGAATGAACATCCACTTTCCATTCCTGCCAATGGAAACGAGAAAAAGGAAACCATCCTCATTGTTGAAGATAATGCAGATATGCGTACTTATATTTGTTCCATTCTCAAAAACAATTATCAATTAAAAGAAGCACAGAACGGTGCAGAAGCTCTTTACTTGATTCAAAGAGAAACGATTGATTTGATTGTCAGCGACCTGATGATGCCCGTCATGGACGGGAATGAATTATCCCGCCGGGTAAAAGCTAATCTGGCTACTTCCCACATCCCCTTTCTCATGCTCACTGCCCTCCGGTCTGAAGCCCAAGAAAGAATCAGCTATGAAATAGGAGTAGATGAATATCTGTGCAAACCATTTGATGAGGTTATTCTAAGATTACGTATCCGAAATATACTTGCCTTACGCCAGAAATACAAATCCATGTTCTCCACTAGTATGAATTGTGAAACATTGAATATAAACGCTAGTTCCAAAGACAACACATTTATGACATCGGCAATCAATTTAATGAAAGAACATTATGCCGACTCAGATTATAACTTAGAGCGCTTTATCCGCGATATGGGATACAGCAAAACCTTAGTCAATCAGAAATTACAATCTTTGACAGGGCAATCCATTGGTCAATTCATGAGAAACTACCGATTAAATGTGGCAAAAGACACTTTAACCAAAGTAGAATGTGACATTTCTGTTGCAGAAATCGCATATGCCGTAGGTTTTAACGACCCTAAATATTTCACAAAATGCTTCAAAGAACTGTTTGGAGTACTTCCAAGCGAATATTTTGGAAAAAAATAGTTCACTTTACTATTTTACTCCATTTGTGCACCATATTCTCCTATAAAAAGCTTTGTTTCCCTTACATTTGTAAAAAACAGAAATGCAAATGTATATGAAAAACACATTCTTATTATTGAGCTGGCTGATATTACTCCCCTCCGGTATACTGGCAAACCCCATCAAGGGAATGCTGGAAAGGATAGACAAGGGAGCATCGGACAAGTTCGTAGTCGAACTACACAAAAGCCCAAATGACTTTTTCGAGTTGGACCAAAAAGGCGACAAGGTAGTGATACGAGGCAATACCTATATTAATATAGCAACCGGAATCAACTGGTACTTAAAGTATCATGCCGGAATCCACCTGTCATGGAACAGTATGCATGCCTCACTACCCAATGTTCTTCCTCCCGTCTTCCGTAAAGAACGCCACGAAACAAATCTGGCCCTGCGTTACGATTTCAATTACTGCACCTACTCCTACTCCATGGCATTTTGGGATTGGAAACGTTGGGAAGAGGAACTGGACTGGATGGCACTGCATGGCATCAACCTGCCACTTGCTGCCGTAGGACATGAATGTGTGTGGCGTAACCTATTACTCCGCTTAGGATTTTCCAAACAGCAAATCAATGATTTTATTGCCGGACCAGCATTCCTTGCCTGGTGGGAAATGAACAATCTGGAAGGATGGGGAGGCCCTAACCCCGATAATTGGTATAAACAGCAAGAAGACTTGCAGAAAAAGATATTGAAACGAATGAAAGAATGGGGAATGCACCCCGTACTGCCCGGTTACTCGGGTATGATCCCCTCCAAACTGGATTTGGGAAAACGTATTGATGGTGGAAAAGAAGAGAAAACATTAAGCAACATCTCCTCGGAATCCGCCCAAAGCACTCTCAACAAATGGAACGGATTTGACCGGCCGGGAATCTTACTGCCCGACGATCCCAAGTTTACCCAGATTGCCAGCCTTTTTTACGAAGAAACCGAAAAGCTGTATGGAACAAGTGACTACTACTCCATCGATCCTTTTCATGAAGCCAAAAGCTTGCCTGCCGGACTATATAATCCGCAAATCGAAATGTTCGCGCGTTTCAAAATGAAAAGTTCATTTCACAAAACGAAGCGTATAATTTAAAGCACTCTTTATTCCATTTGAACTGGTCAATTCTAAGCTAAAAATAACAGAAAAATAACTTGCAAATATCAACAAAAATCACTATCTTTACATAGTTAAATTGAGGTCGTTTACCCTCAAATCAGTTCAGTTTTGTATTCCCCTACCCTATCAATATTCTAAAAAAATTCGGCCGGCTTCGCCGGTATTTGAATACCTTTTAAATGGAATTCGGAAACCATCCGAATCCCGTTCTTTCGTTTTAGTCGCTTCGCTCCACGCTTTGGCGCTTTGCGCTTACGCCACCTCGCGTATCGCCTTGTACGCTGCCACGCTTTGCGCCCGGACGATTTTGCCGCGGAAGGCCAGACGCGAGCCGATAACCGCACTCGTATACGAAGCATCGTAACTCGCATTCGCACTCGACACACCGCCATACGCGTACGCATAGTAGTACCCGCGATAGACCACACGGCCGGAGGAAGTGGATATATAGTAGATGTCGCAGTAATTTGTTGAGGAAGAACCCGAAACGGAACCTACCGGGATCACGTCCATGTGCTTGCCATGAGCCACGGCGGTAATCCAGATACCCGAACTCGTGGAACCCTTCACCAAACGCGTCGTGCCGTCAGGCATCCAGATGCGCCATTTACCGGCGTTACCGCTGTCATTGGGAAGGTCCACGCCGTCCATCATGTCATACTTATGCCCGTAGATATCCTCATAACCCAGGCAGCAGATGTTATTCACCTGCGTAACCGTAGCGCCGCCGTAATCGTCCTCATCGCGATACCACGCGTACTGGTGAACGACACCGTCGATCAGCGAATTCGTGATATTGGGATTGATACCGTACGCCTCCTCATAGCCAATCGTGTCGGTCATACCGCGCGAGGCCGTGCCGCCGGTGGTACGATTGTTCGAGTGGGAGCCCGCGCCGCACTGCTCCTGGCTGTCACGACGACCATACTTCGCGTAGAACAGGTTCGCGATGCGCGAGTGCATCAAAGCGTCGATCTGCTGCATACCCCGCTGAACACTGTAATAGTGGAAGTCTGTCCACGAAAGGCTCGCCGTCGTGCTGCCGCCCGTGATGCAGGAACGCAGTTTGGTTCCCACGACAGAACTGCCAACAACAGCGCAAAGATGCTCGTCGTTGGCAACCCAGTCAGGTTCCATGTCCTCAATCTTGTCGCTGTTGGAAAGCACCACCTTGTCAAACTCCGCCGTGTTCAGGACCGAGAAGTGGAGGGCAGTGGCACCGTCGGGGACCTCGGCAATCAGATACATACCGGCCTCGAACTTATTGCTCAGCGTCGGGACAACGATCGAGCTGATGACAGTACCCGCGTCGTCAGTGAAGATACTGCCAACCAGGTTCGTACCCGGAACGCTCGGGAAACGCACACGCTTGTAACCGCCCACATTCACCTTGCATACCGAATACGTGCTGTCGGTGCTGTAGCTGTTCGAAAGCGTATCCTTACCGCTCATGATCTTGCGGCCACTCAAATAGCCGCCGGTTGTGGCTTTAATCTCGTCGAGCGTCAGCACTTCAGCCTCCGGAACGGAAGGCATGTTATCCGAACCGTTACTGCTGTAACAGGAGTAATGCTTGCCGTTCAGGTAGTCATTGATACCTTTGCTCCAGAAGAAAGGCTCGTACATCATCCAGTCACCTTCAGTGCCGTCCAGTTTGGCAGCCGTGCCGTCGGCATACTTGTTCGAATCGTTATCATCCAGAGGGTAATATGTCATTTCACCGTCAAGGTTGTTCACCGTCGTATCAACGTTCGCCATGTTCACACCCCGCGTCGTCGCTTTTTTAGTCACTTTAGCAAGTACACGGTGACGCTGTTTCAGGATAGCGGAAATATGACCGCTTGCCTCGTAAGCGCTGTCATATTTGTAACCGGTTCCGTTGTCAAGGTTGCTCACGTTCGCGTCATCCGATACCTCGTCATCGAACTCGATCATCGTGTATTCCGGCTGGCGGATGTTCAGTTCCGGGAAGTGGGCGGTATAGGCGGCGTAGGTCTCCTCATCCAGGTAACGGGTCAGGCGCACGGTACCCACCAGCGCGCAGGTGTCCGTGGAGTTGCCATCAGCGTCCACACCGCCCATTTCCATGAATTTCTTCAACCACGTGCCGTCATCCTCACGGTCGACACCCGTCACCCTTATGCGGTCAACGTTGGCGCACCGGGAAAGCAGGGTCTCCCAGTTCAGGTTCGGGCAGCTGTCAAAGACGAGCGTCTTCACGTTGCTCCAGGTCTCGAGCGTAAGCCCGGACGAGGTGAGCTTGGAAAGGTATTCCAGGCGGAGGGTCGTAAGCGTGCCCGGAAGGTAGGCCTTTGTCACCGGCGCTCCTTTGGCAAAGGAGACGCTCTGGACCTTCGTCCCCCTGGCGTCCAGTTCCTCCAGCTTCGTCTGCTCCGTCAGGTCAAGCGCCGTGCTCGTGCTGCCACCGGTCTTCGCCTGCGACTGGTTACGCACGTTAAGCTTGCGCAGCTGCCGGCAGCTGCTGATCGAGAGCCACCAGCCGGTGGAGCCGGTCGTGGCGGACTGAAGGTTCAGCTCGCGAAGCACCGTGCATTTGCCAAGGTCAAGGGCGTTCTTCAGGTGGTCGGCGGAGCCGGTCATATCCAGCACCCGCATGCGGCTCGCGCCATACACGCGCAGCGGGTCGTTCACCGTATAGGCTCCGGTGATGGAAAGCGTGGCCGTCCCGTCCTCGTCCACGATACCCGTACCCGCGATATTGGGGCTGTTGTTCGTGCCGTAACCGAAGGCGTAGGGCTCCGAGGCCGTGATTTTCAGGGTGTCGGCCGTATCGTCAGCCGTACGGGAGAGGTACAGGTCGACGTTATCACTCGTGAAGTTGCTCGTACCGTATTTCGCATCCAGCAGCGCGAAGCGGTTTTGGATGAAGTATTCGCGGTGCGACCGGTTGGAACCCTGCAGCGCGTAGATGAAAGGCCACACCTTGCCGTACATCTCCTGCACGGCAGGGGCGATGTACTTCAGGTAGCCCGACTTGTTGAAGGCGCGGTCCGACCAGTTGCCGCTCTGTTCGTCGTTCAGCATCGAAAGCACACGCTCGTTCGTCATCACGGCCCGGAAGCTGGCCGCGCACCGTTTCAGATCGTCCTGCAGGTTACCCAGCACCAGGTTCCAGAGCCACGAGTCGTGCCCCTCGAAGGCGTACTTCGACGCTTCCGCGTCGTAGGTATCCCGGTCTGTCGTGTAGCCGTACACCAGGAAGCAGTCGTTGCGCTTGCCAAGCTGCGTGTCACCATCGTAGTACGTAATGTACCATTTCAGCCCGTCCCACGTGCGCAGCATCATGTTCTTCGCGCGCTGGTCAACAGAGAGGAAGTAGTCCGTGAAGAGGTAGTAGGTCAGCAGGAAATCCTTGTCGAAATAGCTGTCTATCTCCGTCTTGAACTTCTCGCTGGCGAAGGTCGAGGGGTCGCTGGCGGTGGCACCCTCCGGCACACACGCCCGTATCCACCCGTAAAGCCGTTTCAGGGCTTCCTGCTGCGCCGGGGCGAGACCTGACCATGTGATGTCGCCGTCGCTCTGCGCCTTGCCGGCCGTGTCGATGCCGTAGTTGATTTCAGCACCGGCGTCGAAGTCGGCTTCCAGCTGGCTATCACTGGTGGTGGCAAACAGGCAGACCGGCGAGGTGTTGTTCAGCATCTCCAAGGTGATCGGGCACTCCGGGGTGAAGCCCTCCACGCCCTCCATGCCGAACACCGCACCGCTCTTGCTCTTCTCGTTGTTGAAGTTGTACTGCCCGTAGTAGGTGTTCTCACCGTCCGCGGTCTCCGCGCAGAAGATGTCGATAGGCAGGCCGTCGATGGCACTCCGGATATTGATCCCGGCAAGGCTGTTACCCGCCGCCTCGTACTGGTGACGCTGCGGAGGCGTGAGAAGCCCCAGCTCCTTCATCACGTCGTTGAACAGCTTCGCACCGCCCGTGTTCAGCGACATGGACGAGTCGGAGTAGTCAGACTTGCAGCAGAACAGGTTCACCGGGACCGCGCCGGGGCGCATCGTGTACTTGTTCCCCGCGCTGACGTGGTCGCCGCTCATCGAGAGAAGCTCGCTGCCTTTGGCGCAGTAGATGCGGATGTTCTTCGACGGGTATTTCGTGGAAGATGTTCCCTGGATGCGGATGTAGCAGTTCGTCAGGATGAAGTTGTATTCCGTGCCCAGAGGCGAGTAATAGTAGATATCGGCCAGGAAGTCCGTCTTCTTGTTGTTCTCGGCATAGACGTCATCAAGCTTGTTCGCCCGCACGATGCGCAGCACGCCCTTCCCTTGAGAGAGCAGGCGGTCCATGTCCACGTCACCGGTGTCGCCCAGGATGTCGTTCTTCTCGTAGAGCTCCATCATCGTGTCGGTATCCTCCGCGTCCACCATCGCGTTCTCCAGCTCCTCGTCGTCACTGAGGGCCCGGCTGTAGACCCGGACGGTACGCAGTTCCACGTCGGCGCCCGAGCTGTCCACCGTGATCTCCTGCGGCGTCTCCTGCTGGAAGCTGAACGAGGCGTCGTAGATATCGGCACCCGTGCGGTTGCCGTTCACGTAGAGCTGCATCAGACGGTTCTCCGAGGCCGTGCCCACCGTCAGCGCCACCTTCATCACGTCACCGTCGGCGTAGTTGGTGGAGAGCTTCACGTCACGCGTTACCAGCTCGTCGTCCTCGTTGGTATAGGTCACCGTCTGGCCCGTACGGAAGCCCGCCTCCTGCGTGGTGACAAGGAGCCCCTTGCCGCCGCTGATGCAGCTCACCACCGCAGCCGAGCGGTCGGTAATATTGCTGACCTTCAGCGTAAGCTCTATCGTGAGCCCGGTGGACTTCACGTCGGTGGCGAAGGGCTTGTACCCGATGGTGGCTTTCGCACCGTTAGTCAGCTTCAACGCCTCGCCGGTCCAACCGCTGCTGCTCCAGTCCACATTCTCGAACGTGGTCTTCACGCTGCCGGACTCCCATGTACCGGGATCGCTCTCCCCGTTGCTGCGCCCGGCAGCGTCCAGCTTCAGCAGCAGGCCGTAGGAGGCCTCGGAGATATCCACACCGCTCTCGGTGACATCAACCGTCAGGCTGTAGGAGGTGGAGCCCAGCTTCAGCTGCAGGGTCTGAACGCCCTGCTCGGTGAAGCGGTTGGAGTAGGTCTGCACGCTACGCGGCACGCTGACGGCGCGCGAGAGGCTGCCGTTACGCCAGATCTCCACCGTCGCGGGGGTGACCGAAGGGTCGTAGGCCACGAAGTCGAAGGAGCACTGCTCGTAACGCCCGCTCTCTATCGTCGGGACGGTATGTCCGGTACCGGTGATGATCCGCCCGTCGGAGTGGACGATCTTCGTGCCGATGACCGGCGCGCTGCTCCCCCGTTTCAGAAGGTCCATATAGACGCTCTCGCTTTTCAGCGTCAGCCCGTCGGCCTCCATCTCGGCCACGATCTGCACCGTGTGGCGGCCCACCGACAGGCCGGACATGGCCAGGCTGAACGTCCCGTTGGTGGTACCGCTGCGCGTCACAGAGTGCGCCTCCTTCTGAACACCGTCCACCCACAGCGTCACCGTCTTGGTACCCGTGCCGGTCACGGCATAGGGGATGGTGGCCGTATCGTCGGCGCCCAGGCCGCCCTGCGTGATACCGGTGGCGATGTTATAGCTGCTCGTGAGGCTTAACGTAACGCTCTTCACGCTCACGTACGCCTGCTTCTTCTGCGCCTTCCCCGTGGTCGGGTCGGTGGTCTCCGCGATCACGTAGATGTCGCTCGTACCCAACAGCAGGTATTTCGTCAGGTCGAGCGTGTACGTGCCCTTGCTGACGTCCCGGACACTTTCCGAGTAGGTGGTCGTGGCACCGCGCTTCACCTGGATGGTGACCGCCGCCTTCTGACCGGTACTCTCGCCTTTCTCGTCACCGGAGGAGTACTGGTGGTCGTACGTCCAGGTGAGTTTCACGCTGCCGCCCTCCTTCACGGTGGGGTTGTCAACCAAGGCCCCGAGGACAATCCTCGTCGTGCTGCCGCCATCACCGCTACCCCCGCTGCCGGCAGGAAGGTCCACCGAGGTGATCTCCGCGCCGGACTTGTTCGTCAGCGTCAGACGAACGCTCGTCTCGTCGTCAGAAAGCTCCGCGCTCGCACCGAATACCGTGTTCGCGTCAAGCTCCTCCAGCTTCGCAGTCACCGCCCGGTTCTCCACCGGGTTCGTGCTACCGGCGTCCAGGCTTTCGTCCACTTCCACCTTGTCGATAGTCAGGCTCACGTTGCCCTCCGCATCCGGAACCTTCCGCTCACCGTTCACCGTCAGGCTCTTCACCGTACCCGCGCCACCGAAATCCTCCCAGCTCGCCTCCTGCTCCCAGCTCGACAGGCTTGTGCCAACAAACTGTTTGGTCTCCCATTTGCCCTGCGAGACTTCGTAGGTGATGCAACGGCCACGGCTGCGACGCTTTTCCTCCACAGCGGAAATGGCAGTGGAAAGGCTGTGATAACCGCTCTCAGGGGGATATTCCACCGAGATATTGAGCGTGTTGCCCCCACCGCTGCCGCTGATCTCCACAAGGCTTTCCTCTTCGTCACTCCATACATAAAGGACCTCTCCAAGCAGGTAGGCCTTGTCTTTCAACACTACCCCGTTCTGGTTGTATATCCCGCTGCCCGGCCAGGACGAGTAATACTCCTTGACGCTCGCCTGGACCACAAACGACTTGTGAGAGGGGCTGTACAGAACCTCTTCAGGGGAATGTTCCTCGCTGTCTTCAAAGAAATCGACATCATCGCCGGAAATATCGACAAAGCCGCCGAAACGGGCGGAGGCCCCTTTAAGGGCGGCAAGGGCGGTGTTTGCGTAATCCTGTTTCACCTGAAGGGCCTCACCGGCGGCTGCCACCGCTACCTCGGAAGCAGCGTTAGCCGTTTCCGCAGCGGAATTGGCGGTACCGGCGGCTTCCGTGGCCGTCTGGGCAGCGTTCGTGGCAGTGGTAGCCGCATTATTTGCTTTCGTGGCGGCGGCATTGGCCGTGGCAGCGGCATCTGTCGCGGGTTTGCCCAGCAGCGATATGGGAGCACTCACAAGTTCCGTGCCCCGTAGAGCAGGAAGGCTCTTGATATTGTCCAGCGAGGTGACCTCGGTCAACTCATTCACACCCTGGCTCTCTGCCTTGATCGCGTTCAGGATGTCGTTCTTCAATTCGGTTTTCTCTGCGTCTGTCAGTGCCATAAATTATTCCTCCTTAATTTCTTTTTTACCTGTATCAAGCATATCGATAATCGCATCGCCCACGGAAGGGACGCAAAGGTTCACGGCGGCAAAACGCACCAGTTTCTCGTCCTCGGCATCCAGATACATATCACCCTCGCTGTTGAATATCTTTAGGGCGAGGTTCTTGGCACGGATGCCGTTCATACGGGTGTACAGCAGGTCAGCAAAGGACTCCCTCGCATCACCCGTCACTGTTTTCTTGCGGGATATGCCGGTATAAACCGGCAACTCTTTAAAATTGATTCTTGCCATAATATGATTTTTAACGATGGATACTTACTGTATAAGCGTTGTACTCAGACGCACTGTATGTCAGAAGGACCTCCACGACATCGCCGTTGTCCATGTTCCAATAACCCGTGTTGCCGAAATTATTGTCGCGGAAATACGGGTGCTGGTCGGTATCAACGGAGGAGCCGTTCACCGTGAAATCACCCGTGCGCCCGTAAAGTCTCACGTCAGAACCCGAACGCTTCACGACTGTCAGGCGCACGGCGATATCCTCGGTCGAGGTGGTGCCCAAACCCAGCGAGGTGCGGAGCTCGGAAAGCTTGGGAAGCATCAGCACGCAGTCACCATAATTGCCGCAGACTTCCACATACTTGCCACGATTAAGATTGATATACTTGGCTTCTTTCGCCTGGCTGAACTCAATCCAGTTCAGGCGGAAGCCCTCCACTACACCTTTCAGAATACCGTCACCCGTCCCGATAAACGCGTAGTTACGGTTCGAAAGACTGTTCTGAACGCTGAAAATCAGGCCGTAGTTCGGAAGGTATCCGGACTGCGTGTTCACGAAACGGCCAAGGATGTCGGTACCAAGGTCACTGTAACAGCCGATGAGTGCCTGCATGTTGTCACCGTTGACGCCGATCATGTCGTTGAAAAGAAACATACCGTTGACGCCACCGTCCTTGTCAATGCCTATATGCCCGTAAGAAATCGAGAAACCACCTATTTTGCCCGTATCCGCGTCAATCTCGCCCGTGAACTTCCCGTTTTTCGCCTCGATGCTCCCGTCCTCCAATATCTTGAAGTTCTTGTTGGCTGTCACAAGTCCCTCCAGCTTGATATGGTCGCCCGTCAGTTTTACCACGCTGACACGGTTGCCGTCGGCATCCGTCTCGTCCACGGAAACCCCGATAAGCGCCAGTTTCCCGTCAGCGTCCTGGGCATATATGCCCGCACCTTCTGGTTTCACCACCAGACCGGTCTCTTCCAACATGTTCTCGTCCTTGTCGAACACGGCCGCCGATATCTTTACCAGACGCTCCGACTGCTCGAAAAGGGTTTTATAACGGTGGGTCAGGGATTCCACACGGTCGGTGCTCAATATGAGCATATACAGGTAAATATCGCCGGTAAAACTCAATTTGAAATCACCGGTACCGTTCCAGAGTCCGCTACAGGTGTACTGTACGTACCCGTCGGTCGCGGACAGTTCTTCCTCCACCTCCATGCTGTTGAAATTGGCGAAACCCGTCTTATCCACACCCACAAACTCCACACGCAGCGTGCCGGCCGTCGCACAGCGGTAAAAGAAGGTAAGAAACACCGGGACGGCATCCTTCTCCCCATTGTCGTTTTCAGGCATGGAGGGAATACTTTTCAGGTTCTCGCGTTTCTGGAGGATGTATTTGTTCCGGATGCGCACCACCGTCCTGCCGTCATCCTCCGTCACACTCGCGCTGTCACCCTTTTTCGTCAGCACGTTGCCGTTTGCCCAGATCCAACGGTTCCCCACAAGGAAGAACACGGTCTCGTTCTCCGTGCTCCACTTCATAAGACCGTCATCAAAGGCGGGGTTGTTCAGGTAGCCGCGCTCGGTGGCGAAGTCATTGCGCAGGGCGGTGACGGAACTGACAATTTTCCCCTCGACTATCTCGAACTTGGTCTTGATATCCTCACCCGTCACAAGAAGGAACGTACCGCGCAGATAGGCGTTGTCGCTGTAAAGGCCGTTGCCGTGCGGCTGGTTGTCCGCCGGAAACCAGTCATCGCTGATACCGTCCAGATTGCCCAGACGCGCACGGAGGCAGCCGGTGAAGTTCTTCGCCTTCACGCCGTCCATCACGTCCATACGGGGCTGCCCGTCCTCGGTGGCCGATATCAGGATCAGGTTCTGGCGCAGCGGATTTTCCGTGTTGCCCATCAGCACGCACTCGTCGCCGGGGACGGGAAGGGAAGCGCCGAACTCGTCCGCGGCCACCAGGATGGAATCACCCTCCACACCGGCAACCTCCACCCAGTAGCTTTTCAGGCTGCCGCCGGTGAATGTCGCACAGCGCATCAGGTCATGGGCCACAAACGTGTTATCCTGCTCGAACGTGATCTTATAAAGTCCGTCCTGCTCCTCGACCGCCTTTATCTTCCCGTTGGCGGCGCTGACGCAGAGCTGGCCGCCGACACTGCGGACTTTCTCGATGAGCATCTCCAATACCACCATGACCTGGCGCACCGTCAGCTTGTCGATGGTAAGGTGTGAAAGGGCGTTCTCCATCCACAACCGCCAGCCCTCGCCGAAAAGGCCGTCCACGAATTTCGGACTGCGAAGAAGTTCACGCACGACAAGGGTCAGCAGTTCGGCGTTGCCCTTGCCGTCAATGCCGGCGTTCTCCTCCAGCCCGATACCGATACCCTCCTCGAAAGTGATCCTCTTTTTCGCGCGGTCAGCCTTCTTCTTGCTGATGAACTCGTTTTGGCTCCGACGGGCCGAGAAAAGATTGTTGTCAGTAGGTAGCGTATTGTCCCAGCTGCGGATGATGTCCGGAAGGTTCGCACCGGACACGGCGGTCTTCGTATAATTCCGTACCTCGTCGATCCGGTTCGTCAGGCTCTCCATCACCCCCGTGGAGAGAGCGTCGGAGATCTCCAGGTCCATCTGCGAGGGAAGCGTCACCTTGCGCGTCACCTTCGTCACGCGGCTGCTGCGAAAGCCCGTTTCCGGAAAATACTCCCCACTTTCCAGCCGAACGCGACGGCCCACATACAGGTCCGCGCCGCTTTCCTCCACCCACACGTGGTCCGTCGGGCCCTTGTACACCGAGACGTCCACGGCGTTCTCCGCATTATACCGGTTCACCGCCGTCAGGAACTCCTCCTCGGCCAGGCCGTAGTATTCGTCCGGCATACGGATGTTCCAGAGGATATAGCGGTCACCGGCTTTCGGCACCAGGTTGCCACCGGGAAGCTGCGTGTCATCGGAGTACGGCCAGATGGTGATGATCTCGAACTCGCGCGTGTCGCTGTTGAAGTTCACCTCGAAATAATAGGTGCCGTCCTCCTCCTCGCCAAGACCGGCCAGCTCGCAGCCTTCCTGGAAAGAGACGCGTTTCACCTTGCCGCCAAGCTCGTAATCGTTGGGGTCGAACGTCAGCGTGTCATCCCGGAAATACCAGATCGTGAAGGGCTCACCGTCCTCGCCCGTCACCTCCTCGCTGCGCACCGAAGTCACGGTACCCACACGCCGGGGGTAGATGCCCGCGAAGGCATCGGCCTCGTAGTGGTGATGGATGCCGTACTTCTCCACATCCACGTCCACGTATTTCGCGCCGCCCGGAAGCTGCAGCCGGCTGTGCCCGTATTTCTCCGGGTCGATGTTCCGGGAGCTGCCGATCGGGAACAGCCGCGTGTAGAACTTCGCCCCGTCGGCCTTGTCACGCGAGAGGCCCGTCAGCCCGCGCCCGTAGGCCAGGGGGAGCTCCTCGCCGTCCTCGCAGCGGCACACGTTCACCGTCTGCCCCTCGATCCACCATTCCGCCTGTCCGCCCACGGCCTCGACGATCTCCTTCAGCGCCTCGTGGCAGTACTTCCCCTCGTAGTCGATCACGATGTTATCCGTACCCTCCACGGTCCCCACCTTCCAGTCGGTGATGCCGCCCAGCCCGTCGTTGACCGACTTCACGACCAGCGCCACGTGCTCACGCGGCGGGGCCGTCAGCGTGAACACCGGCTCCGGATCCCCGTCCACCACGTTCAGTACCAGGAACCGCTTGATCAGGCTCTCGATGCCGTAGAACTTCACGTCGTATTTCCACTCCTGCGTGCTCACCTCCTCCGGAAGGTAGCGCTCCAGAAGCCAGTAGCGCTCGCCGCAGAAGTCCACGTAGTCGTTCACCTCAAGCGCCACGTGTTCGTACAGGGTGAAGGAGAGCGTCAGGACATTGTCACCCTGGAGCGCCTTCACCTGCGTCGAGCTGTCATCCGGCGAGAGGACCGCCTTTATCTGCCTGTTGCTGTCATATACCGTTAAAAGCATGTTTGAACGTCGTTTGAATGGTTGTTAAATGACCGGTTTCGGCTCGCGGAACTTCACCTTGAAGCGGCCGGCCTGCACGCCTTCCTCCCAAAGGTAGGTCAGCGGGGTGAAGCCGGGACAATCCAGGTAAAACACCCGCAGCGTCAGGTCAAGCTGCGGCAAATGCAGCGAGAGCCACCCCTTCTCGCCGGTTTTCAAAAAGGAGATGAAGGACAGGTAGCGCTTCAGCCACTCCTGCTTGGTGGCGGCGTACAGCGCGAAGGTCAGGGTCACGTCGCGCGCGGCGTTGGCTACCGCGAGGGTATCGGAATATTTTTCCCCGTCCTCTTCGCGGATGTCCACCGCCGTATGCTCTTTCGTGCCGCTCGGGCACAGGAGCGCTTTCAGGTTGTCGCGCCCGCCTCTCTTCTCCTCCGTCAGGAATACGCCGTACTCCGTCCAGATGTCGGTGCCGTTGATAAGGAACAGCCCGCCCATGATTGATTCCATGCTCATGATGATTTCATTCTTAACCCGTCACGTATAATCCGTTTGATATCCTCTTTCATCTCGCCGAGGAAGCCGGCGCTTTTGCCGGTATTCTCCGCGATCTTCGCCAGGTGCCCCTCGGCACTGGCCATACGCCCTGCCACGTCCTCCGTCCGCTCGTCGATGCTCACCCAGTGGTTCAGGCCCGAGGTGAACATGCCCTCCAGCTTCGTGCCCTGGTCCTGCGACATCGCCGTGAAGCTGCCGGACTTCCCGCTCTGCGTCGTGGAGGAGGACTCCGTGATACCGGCGGCAGCGAACATCGAGTCCTTCTCCGCCTGTGCCGCGTTGAAGATATCCGTGTACTTCCGCCGCAGTTCGTCGGCTTCCTCTTCCGAGAGGATCCCGTCGCTCATGAATTCCGCGAAAACCTCTTGCCACTTCTTCAGTTCTTCGGAATAAGTACCGTCCACGACGGATTTCAGGATGGCGTTCTCCAGAAAAGAGTCCACGCTTGCGATCACGTCCTCCGAACCCGTCTCAAAGTCTTTCAGAAGATCCTTCATGCCGCTCTTGATGCTCTCGAACGACGTGTCCGTGATCGCCTCCTGCCATTGCTGCTGCAGCTCCAGCAGCGTACCCGCATCAGAGATATACTCCTCGAGCCACTCCGACTGGTCGTATTTGCCGGAATGCAGTTTCTCCCAGATGTCCGGAAGTTCCTGGAGCTTTGCGAGCTCTTCCGGGGAAAGTCGCCACAGGGCACCCGTGTCGCGTACGGACTTGCCCAGGTAGGAGGAGATACGGTCCCAGTCGCTGCCACTCATGGCCTTGCCGATATAGTAGTTGTTGGAATGGTGCGAGCTGTGGTAACCCATCTTCGCCTCCAGCATCTGCCGGTCGTTCTCGATCTTCTCCTTCTGTTTCTCGTAGGCGCTCCGGTAATACTCCGTGGACTGCGCACCGCCCGAACTCTCCATCTCGTCCGTCAGTTTTTCAATGGCCGTTGTCAGGTACTTGTTGCTCTCCGTAAGGCGGTCCACCAGCGCGTTCACCTCCTTCGCATTGCCGTGGGAGGAGAACAGCCCGAAGCTCACCGTGTCCAGGATGTCACGGACACCGTAGAACAGAGAGCTGCCGATCTGCGTGAAGAGCTCACCGGAAAGGATGTTTTCCAGGATGCCGTTTACGGCACCGAGCACGGAATCGAGGATATCGCTCACCAGCGTGCCGATGCCCTCCTTCAGCACGTCAAGGATGGAAAGCACCGCCGCGATGATCTGGCCGATGATGCCCCCGTTTGAAAAGGTCTCGGCAAGGGTGCCGCCCACGCTGCCCATCACGCCGCCCAGGTTCTTCGTCGACTCGCCCAGTTTGCCCAGCCCCTGGGCCATGCCGGCAAGGGAGCCGGACTTCAGGCCCTGGAGACCTTCGGCAAGCCCGGTGAGGGACTGTACGGCGTTCGTGCTGGAGGTGCGAAGGTCCTGCGCGGCCTTGTCGTTCGCCTCTGTCAGGGCGGTCACGCTCGCCGAAGCGGCGTCGAACGTCTCCTGCGCGGTGGCCACCAGTTCTTCCGCTTCCTTCATGGCGGCGGGGTCGCCGCTTTCCGTGGCTTTCTTCAGCTGCTCCTCAGCGGATACCAGGGCGTCGGCCGCGGCCTTCTCCCTTTCCTTCGCCTCCGTCAGCTCACGCAGCGTCGTCTGGTAGGCGGAAAGGTCGCGGGATACGTCACGGAACATGTTCCGGTTAATACCACCCACACTCCGGTCCTCCAGCTTCGCAATCAGCTCGCTGATCACCTGCTTGTCCTCGGCACTCGCGTTTTTATACTCGTCGGAGGCGGCGTACTTGCGCAGCTTTTCCAAAGTGGGACGCAGCTGCTCCTCGAGCAGCCCCCCGAAGTTGCCGAAAAGGCCGTCCCAGTCAATGTCGGCCTTCAGGCTGGCAATCTCGGCGGCAGCCGTTTCTTCCTTCTGCTGGCGGGAAAGGCGCAATACCTCGGCATAGTTGCCCTCCTCCTGCGCCTTGCGGATTTTCTCCGCGTATTCCTCAGCGATGGCCAGCTTCTTCTGCTGGTACGTGCCATATTCCTTCAGGTAGTCGAGCATGGACTGGCGGGCAGCGTCGTTCTCTTCCCTGGTCACCTTTGCCAGGTCACCGTCACGTACCGCCGCGGCCTTCTCCCGTGCCTCTTTCAGGGAGGATTCCTGCTCGCCGGTCAGTTCGCCCTTCTGCGCGTCCTTCCACTTCTTCTCCTGGGCGGCAAGTTCGGCGATCTCCTTGTCGTAGTTCAGGCGGATCTGGCGGCGGCGTTTCTCGCCGCTCTCCTTCAGAAGGTCGATTTCTGCCTGGCGGTTCTTCATCTGGAGCTTCAGAAGTTCCGAGGCACGCTGCTCTCCCGATTGTTTCTCCTTTTTGGCGGCATTCGGGTCGGGCTTCGCATGGTCACCCAGGTCGAACTCCCTGCCGATATTCAGATACTCCTCCTGCAGCTCACGCGCCTCGGCCAGATAGTCGTCGCGGACTTTCTCCGCCTCACGCAGCGCCTTCTCCTTCGCCTCCTTGTTGTATTCCGAGATCAGGGCCTGCGCGTCCACCTGTCCGTGTGACTCGCTCTGGGCCATGTAAAGCCCCATACGTGCGAACCAGCCCATCGAGCCGTCCACGTCTTCAGGCCGGCTCGCCTTGATCTCGTTCACCTTCTCGTCAGCCTCCGTGGCCTTGTTCACCAGGCTTTGCACCTTGGCCTGAAGGAAAAGCATCTGGATGTATTTCTCACCCTTCTGCTGGAGGATATCGTACCACTGGGCGATCGTGTCGTAATACCCGAAACTCTCGCCGTACTTGCGGTTCAGTTCTTCCACCTTCGCCTTCTCCTCGTCCTTCGTGCCGGTGAACTTCTTCAGGCTCGCCAGCGTGCTCTCGATCTCGAAACGGGTCCTGATCATCTGAGCGCGGCCGTCGGACTCGATTTTTACCCGTTCTTTCGCTTTTTCCGCCGCTTTTTCCTGCGCATCACTGTATTTATCCCAAAGGACAATAAGTCCCGTTATTACGGCTGAAAGGCCCAACGTAAGCGTGGCCATCAGGGCCTGCGCGGCACCGGTGGAAATACCTAAGGAGACAGCCAGCCGGGTATTGGCCGCAGTCAGCAGGTTCTTCATCTTGACGACCGTCACCAGCCGGAAAGCGGAATCCTTGTTCAGGGTATTGAACACCTGTTGCAACCCCATCGTGATGGCCATCACGCTCTGCACGCGCGTCTGGATCTTTGCCAGGTTCTCGTTTTCCGAAGCGAAAAGAGACAGCGCGCCGGTGGCCGTGGTGAACAGACCGGCAAGGCC